CATTGCATCTATAAGCGTTTTTAATGAATTGATCTGCTTATCTCCACCTCTAAATGGAGAAACGCTAGAATCGCTAGAAGAATAAGGGTTTTCTTGTCTTCCTTCTGATTGTAATGTCCAATCAAAAGTATAAAACGGGTTAGGGTCTGAAACTCCAGCAGTCCCAAGCCTATACAATAATGGCCTACTATCATCGATTTCTACGACATTGTTACTTGCGTCAGTTTTGATTAGTGCAATCGGGAGGGATACGCCGTCGAAAGGACTTGTAGATACGATTAATTTGTAGCCCAATATTTGTGCCAATGGGACTGTCTTGGAGGTTTCATTTTTAGTTGTTTGAGACCAGATTTGAACTGGACCCAAAGTACTATCGTCTATTTCCCTTAAAAAATCAATACTTAGATAGTTTGTTGCGTTTGGAGTGAAGGCTCCATTAACTTTTGAATTTGTTGAAGAATTTAAATTTTCTGATGGAGTTCCGGTAGGAACACTTAAAAAAGTTCCAGAAGTTCCAGAAGTTCCTATCAAAAAGGCGGCATTATCGACAATTAGCTGTAAACTGCTTGCAGAAGATCCAATAGATCCTGGCATACTGATTTCTAGACCACGAACAACATATGATTCTGGGCCATTAGTTAAAAACGATTTAACTAACTCATCGAAATCATTGGATACAGCAGATTCAATTGATCGTAGATGTGGGACATCTACCCTTTGTTGAGATATAAAATTATTACTTCTTTTGACTGCCATCAGATACTTCCAATTAAGGCACCCTTGGGGCTATTATGATTAAAAAATTTAGGATATGAAATAAAGATTAGTATTGAATGATTTTTTCAATTGTGATATTATGAATATAGTATTATTTAATTTTCAAGGAGTATTTATGGGAAACGATTGTCAAGAATGTGATGGGCATTGCGATTGCGAAACCTCTAATCCAGATCCATCTTGGAACGAAAGTGAACAATTACAAGCACCTACAAAATCACACAAGGAAGAATATCAACTTACGGAAGAAGAATATAAGGCATTGGCTGAGTTTTATGGAGCTTGTGGTGAGGGGATAGATAGTACTGAAATTAGAGATGAAAACGATGTAGAGCCAACAATTGCAAAAGATGAAAATACTTACGATTATAAGTCAAAAGACAAAAGAGAAGATAAACAGGAAACTGAAGGTGAAAAGAACGCCAGAATTGAGCGAGAGAATAAGCAAAAGTCTTGCAGCCATAAAAATAAGTATATAAATAAGGCAAACCTTAAACAGTTTTGGGTATGCCCTGATTGTAAAGCTGATTTGGGGAACGTTTAATGAGATTTATCAATAATTACAATGACTTAGAAGACGGAATGAGAATTCTTATACAAGGATACAAGGATCAAAACTTTACTGGAAACATTTATTCTATCAATAAGTTTCCAGGAAGAAATGTTACTATAAATATTTTCTCAGACGATGGAGATAGGCTAGAGATAGAGTACGATAGTTCCTATCCTTCTGTTCCTGGAAATGTAAAGATATTAGTTTTGAGAGAAGCTCCTCCAAAAGAGGTGTCATTTAACGGAAATAATGGGGATGATGATTGGGGATTCTGTTAGGCTCTATCTAATTCGCTATATGGGATAAGTGCTTTAAATTCAAAAGAATACCTTAAAACTGACTTTGCTCCTACTTCAACACTTTCGCTTGATATTTTTGCTCTAGTAAGTAACAACAAATCATACCCAGTATGCCTATCTTGAACTCTAATATCTATATATGGAGAGGCTTGAATATCGGTAATTAAGGACGCCATATTGTTGGCTTGAATCCCCCCGCTAGCCTTAACTCTAACTCCACTAACCTTTCCCTTAATAGAAACTTTAGTAGTAAAAATCTCTTGAGGGAAGGGTATGTCTATTCCATATATTTCTTGTTCGCCCCTATCGACAACCCAAGACAGTTGTTGAACGGAATTGTAAACTTTTCCATTTATAAATAACTTGATATCGGCACCATTAACGGCCATTCTAGTTGCCATAATTAAACTCCCCAAACATAGGTTTTATCAGATGTAGCGGTCCCGAATTTTGCCAAACCGACATCGTTTGGATATATGATGGTGAAGACCAAAGATATTCCGGCAGCGGCTATTGAATTTATCAATTCTTCAGCATATATTCTTCCAGAAACAACGTCAGTTATATAAAATCCATAATCACTTCCATCAACATTTATTTCTATTGGACTATTTTGATCTATTATAGAAACGTCTGTTCCTATTGGATGTTTTTTAGTAAAAACAAAAGAAGGATCTAATAAAAGTGAATTATTTGATGGTTTGGCTATATACGGAACAGGCCCCTCTTCGTGAGATGTTCCAAAGCCAAAAACTAGGAACCCTTGTTCGTCTGGAAATTGACTAGAATCCGAAACAAAAATAACACTATCGCTACTAGAATTTTCTACTTCAGTAGTAATTGTTGACGTGGAACCTATAACATACGGCTTTGAAGTGTCAAAAATATATGGCCCAAAATCTCCATCAGTTGCAGGAGTGTCGTCTAAATAAATATGAGCAGATCCTATCCTTCCTCTTCTAACGACTTTTGTAGTTGCTGGCATAAAAATCTGTAACAGGTTTTCGCTAGTCTGATATGCTGCAGTAAATAGGGTTTTAGATAGAAGAGACTCTCTTTTAGGTTGAAAAAATAAAACATCAGCAGGGTCTGTTTGTGTTACAATTTCTGGCATTCCGTTATCGTTTTGGAATTCTACATAAGAGTTTCCTATCGTTCCACCTTGGCTTTTAAGTATTGTAAAAGATCCTCTGTTAGCTAAATCAAATGGTAAGCCATAGATATTTACATAATCTCCAACAGATACTTTTCCTACTATAGGATCAGCTCCAGCGGTCCATGTGGCTCTAATAACTCCACCAGATTGTTGAGTTAGAGTCCATTGTGTTCCAACGTCTCCAGAAGTATTTATAATTGATCCAAACTTTAATAAATTGTTAGCTCGCCCACCCTTAACTGTTACAGAAGACGATGGCCCTTTAGTTTCAGATATTAAGATAACCTTGTTTCCAGTTCCTTCGTCTCTAGCAATTGCTAGACCTTTTTTGCCAATTCTTCTTAAATATTTAGTTATGGCATCAGCTACTTCTTGAGCGGTAGCATTAAAAATGTCAACAAACTGATTAGAGTCAAAAACGATTTCAACATCTTCTTGGTCATCAAAAGAAACAATTAAAGTATCTCCATTTTTAAGAGCATATGTTTCCGACAATGATGATGTATTTGTGGCTTGAGCGGAATCAAACCCATATATTACTGCCAATATATCGTGGATTAAGTCTCTAACTTGTTTTCTGTTAGTTACGGCTAATCCTATTTGCCTAAAGATATCATCAGACAATCCAACTTCGGTTGGCCTTGTAAGACCCTTGTCGGCAAGTCTCATATCTAAATATCTATCGCTAGCCGAAACGATAAAGCATTGATCGTTTACCGCTTCTACAGTATCTATTAAGTGCCCAGTTCCCTTAGCTAAAGAATAAAGGATAGAATCTACATTACTACCGCTTATTGATGGATTGAGCATCTTTCTAAGTCTTTCGTATTCTTTTTGTTGATCAGCCATCTTAGCCTACCTTTGAAATTAAAATATCGCTTACGTCGTCGATAATTGTAGTTTTTTGTCCAGGTCCAACAGATATTAAATCCCCTACGCTATCTAATTGTGGAGAGGTAGCAGTTACGGCTATTATTCCTGGAATCGCAGCTGCGGCAGAAATAATACTAGAAAGAGAAATGGAGTTTCCAATTTTATTGGATTTTACTAAAGAACTTACAGAACTTCTAACTTGTTCTGCCACCTGTGCAAATGGAACTCCTGTATTTATCCTAACATTTAAAGACACTTGAACTCTTTTAAATAGTGGTTCGTTGACGAATATCTCTGTACCAGCAGCAGAAACTCCTGGATATGTTGCAGAATCTCTAGGATCGCCATAGACGATTCTATTTACCTCTGCAATAAGTCCAATATGATACCTGTAAGCGTCCAATCCTCTCTTAATTTTAGTTAAAAAATCAAACTTAGATTCGGATGACATTAATATGCCTGCATTTTCTGTAATTTTTTGGAATTGTGCATTTGTGTTAAAAATTACATTAGTTAATTCAGGATTTGATGGATTAGATACAAGATAATCAATT